CTTGATACTAAATTTAATAATCCACCTGCCATGATATAATAATATTATTAGTAATTAATATATAATAGTATTATTTAATTCTAAATAATATATTATATTATATTAAGTATGTCAATTCAAAATTTGAACTTGAACTTGAAATCAATGTATAATATGAATGAAGATTTTGTTTCTTATTTTATTTTAGCACTTATATTAATTATAGTAATCACCTACATTTCCTATATGATTTATTTGACAACTCTTGAATCTAAAGAGTGTAATTATTTAAACATGTTATATCCATCCATAAATGGAAATATAAAAGCAATTTCCCCAAAAATTAGTGATTGCCGTGGTAATTTGTATGATTACTATATTAAAACTGCTTTTAATGCTTGCAGTGGTGGAAGTTATCAAAATGATTACGTGGATGTTTGTATATTGAAAAGTATTCTTAAACAAGGGGTGCGTTGTTTAGATTTTGAAATATATAACGTTGATAACAATCCTGTTGTATCAAGTAGTAGTTCTAACAACACCAACTATTTTGTAAAAGAAACGTTTAATAATGTTAAATTCAGCGAGGTAATGAGAATAATAAGTAATTATGCTTTTTCAGGTGGAACTGTACCAAATCCAACAGACCCTTTAATTATTCATTTAAGAATTAAAAGTAATGAGCAGAAGATGTATAACAATTTAGCAAAGATATTTAAATCCTATGATAGTATCATGTTAGGTAAAAATTATAGCTATGAAAATCACGGTAAAAATATAGGCTCTCACCCTTTAACAAGTTTTATGAATAAAATTATTTTGATAGTAGATAAATCAAACAATTCTTATTTGGAAAATAAAGAATTTATGGAATATGTAAATATGACAAGCAATTCTGTATTTATGCGTGCGCTATCGTATTATGATGTAAAAAATACGCCAGATATTAATGAATTAGAACAATTTAATCAGCGTTGCATGACAATTGTTTATCCAGACGTTGGTGTAAATCCAAGCAATCCAAGTGGAATGTTATGTAGAGCAGCAGGATGTCAAATGGTCGCAATGCGCTATCAGTTCGTAGACAATTTTTTGAAAGAAAACGCTATGTTCTTTGATGATGGCGGATACGCTTTTGTTTTAAAACCTGAAAATCTGCGTTATAAACAAGTTACTATTCCTAAGCCGACACCACAAAATCCCGCGTATTCGTATCAAACAAGAAACGCTAGCACTGATTATTATAATTTTAACTACTAATGCAACTTTTAGAAAAAGTTGCGCAAAATATCTAACGATTCTATTATTAGAAAGTTGTAATCCAAAAAGTTTGCAGTTTGGCTCAGCATTTTCTAAAGGTGGATAAGTTCACGCATTTCTCCTTGTTGTTCCATATTTTTCATTGGATGAAAAATGTCATATTTGTTCAATTCCGATAACTGCCAATCTCTTCTCCAATGAATTTCTTTGAATTCATCTACTAATTCAACTTTCAGATTATTATAATATGCAATGCTAGGAAGTAGTGCCTCAATAAATGCTAATTTTTTATTTATTCTGATATATTCATCCAATTTTTCTAAATATGTTTTAGATAAGCGAATCGCACAAATAGGTGAATGAAAATAAGGACCTGGGAAATTTATTTGAATTGCAGGCCAAAACCAATCCCACTCACCTGCTTTAGGTTCTGGATTTTTTTCTTTGCACAATAAATCAGATTCTTGATGTTTCAATTCTATTTGCAAAAGTGTTTTCTCGTTATAAAAAAATACATCATCTTCAAAAAACCAAACTTGTTGATAATTTTTATTCATATTTGTGAAATAGCACAATGCTCTATCCCAAGCTATTATTTCATTGAATACAAGTGAAGATGTCGGCATATAGCTTGAATGAATATAACCATGCTCTCTACATTTCGTATCAGAAACTTTAATAAATTGAATGTTTGAATATATATTCTTGTAATCGTGATGGACGTCATAATCTGTTATTAAATCATCTACTACAACATAAATATCATAGTTTTCAAAGTTATTTAAAAAATTCAACCATATTTTATTTGGTCTAATCGTAATTAAACAAATAGCATTTTTCATTCCAGATTCTTAAATAATTTGAAGAGTTTTTTTTAAATTATTTTTCAACGATAACCATTTAAAAGTACTTCATATAATAACCTAATGAAATACCCATATATTTTGTTTTTTAGATACGACAAGTATGCATATGTTGATGATTTTTTAAACGCAAATAAAGAAAAATTGTTATGTTCAGTTTTTATTGTAAACAAAAAAGAAGAATTAAACAAGTTGTATGATTCAAATTACCATCTGTTAATTACTTTTGGTGAAGATGAAACAATTTATCATAAAGACGTAAATGAAATTATACTAGATAAGATGAGAAAACGATGGTTGCATATTAAAACATTGGATGAAAAGAATCTAACCGATTTTAATAACGGCGTCAATTATTGTTATTTGCATTCATGCGTGATGCCAAACGTAGATATTCGTCCAATTTTCTCATTATTTACAACTTGTTATAATTCTTATAATAAAATAATACGCGCATACGATAGCATTAGAACACAAACCTTGAGAGACTGGGAATGGGTAATATTGGACGATTCGCCCAACGACGAACATTTTGTATTTTTAAAGGAAACTTTTAAGAACGATAAAAGAGTCCGTTTATATAAGCGCAGCGAAAACAATGGTAACATAGGTAATGTTAAGAACGAGGCAATTTCATTATGTCGCGGTAAATATTTATTAGAAATGGACCACGACGATGAAATCATGCCTTATGTGTTATCAGATGCAGCACATGTTTTTGATAATGATAATGAAGTGGGATTTGTTTATATGGATTTTATAAACATATATGAGGATGGAAACAATTATAGATACGGAGATTTTTACGCTCTTGGATATTCAGGATATTATAGACAAAAAATAAGGAACAAATGGGTATTTGTATCAATGACCCCTAATATTAACAATATTACATTACATCATATTGTAAGCGTTCCTAATCATCCAAGAATATGGAGACAAAAAACTTTAATGGAATTAGGAAATTTTTGCGAATATTTACCCATTTTAGATGATTATGAAGTATTGATTAGAACAGCGGTAAAGACCAAAATGGCAAAAATTCACAAACTGGGTTATATTCAATATATGAATAATAATAATAACAATTTTTCATTAATACGAAATTCAGAAATAAATAGAATTATATGGAATTTAAATACACATTGTTACGAATATTATCAAATAGATAATATTATGAAAGATAAAAATGCATATGAAGATGAAAAATATAGACATAACAGTAGTCAAATATGGAAGCGTCTAGACTACGAATATAAATATTGCAACACCGTTGTTAATTTAGATTATAAAAAGCAATATTGTATATTAGGATTGGATACTTTTTATAATAAATTAGAACAAATTACTATTTTATATCAGGATAAGACGAACGATTTTATTTTATTAGACAATAAAGAACCCAGTGATAAATTGTGCAGCATATTAGACGAACACAATTTGTCTGAAATGAAATGTTATAGCATGACAGATTGCAGCGAAGATGAATTGATACAATATTTCAAATTATTGTATAAAAGTTGTGATGACTATGCAATATTGTACGAAAAAACAAAAAAAATATTGGAACCAGAGGAATTGCCTGAAAACTCAACAAAAATTGAGGTCAACAGTGGTAGTTGGAATGTAATCCAACTCAACCCTTAAACTGTTTCTCATTTTCTCGTTTACATTTCAAACACTATTTTTTAGACAATTAAATATATTTTTTTGAAACAACTTAAAGTTATCAACTTTTGAATATTCAAAAGTATAAATATAAAGTATTTATATTTACTCGTTTAATGAAAAAAATTAATTTTTTGAATGAAAACAATGGTTTAATAAATTATTATTATTTTAATAATCAGTTTACAAATGAAGAAATAGAAAAAATAATAGAAATATCTAAAAATTATAAAGTATTTGATGGAACCGTAAATGAAATAGTAGATTACGATTATAGGAACTCCAAAATAGTCTGGTTGCCTATAAATGAAGAAACAACCTTTATTTATGAAAAATTAATAGATTTATTAAAAATTGCAAATAAATCTATGTGGAATTTTAATATTACAGACGTATTAGATTCTTTACAATTGGCAGAATACACTGATAGTTCAGAGAATGGGAAAAATGACTTTTATGATTGGCACGTGGATATTGGACAAAATGCTACAAGTACAAGAAAAATAAGTGTAAGCGTTCAATTAACCGACCCATCCGAATATCAAGGAGGTGATTTAGAATTTATGATGGGACGTTCTATAATTAAAGCACCGAGAGAAAAAGGTACTGTTATTTTTTTCCCATCATATATACTTCATAAAGTAAACGAGGTAACACATGGAACAAGAAAATCGTTGGTTTTGTGGTTTCATGGACCACCCTTTGTATAAAAAGAAATGAAAAAGCTCAACCTTTTCTAAAAGTGGAAGAAATTATTATATCTAGGTATTATAAGATAGATATAATAAAGTAAAATATGAAAAATAATGTTAAAAAAATTGAACATGCTAATAAAAACATATGTAAAGGGTTGACCTTCCAAGATTGTGAATTAGCAATATTGCGTATGGCAGTTGACAACGCGGAAGAAAAACTAGCCAAGCGCATCGTTAATTCTGATGAAATAAAAAAAATGATTGTCATTGTAGAAAATTTTATCAAAATAAAAAATTTAATTTGTTATGGAGGTACAGCTATCAACAATATATTACCTTTAGAAGACCAATTTTACAATAAAGACGTTGAAATACCAGATTATGATTTTTTCACACCTGACGCTTTGAATGATGCAAAAGAATTGGCCGATTTGTATTATAAACACGGATACACTGATGTTGAAGCAAAAGCGGGACAACATCACGGCACTTACAAAGTATTTGTTAATTTTATACCAGTAGCAGATTTAACACAACTTCCAAAAGAAATATATACAGCACTTAAAAAAGAGTCTCTCAGAGTATCAGGGATACTATATGCGCCTCCTAATTTTTTGAGAATGTCAATGTATTTAGAACTTTCTAGACCCGCGGGAGACATATCCAGATGGGAAAAAGTGCTAAAACGTTTAGCATTGTTAAACAAAAATTATCCTCTCACAACCATTAACTGTAATAAAATGGATTTTCAGAGAGAAATGTATGATAAAACAAACGAAGATGAAATCTACGAAAATGTGAAAAATACGTTAGTAAACCAAGGCGTTGTTTTCTTTGGTGGATACGCGATTTCACTCTATTCACAATACATGCCGAAACATTTACAAAAACAATTAGAAAAAATAGCAGACTTTGATGTAATATCGCACGAACCAAAGACAACTGCTGAAATAGTTGTAGAAAGATTGAAAGATGTTGGCGTTGCAAAAACAAAAATAATTTATCACAAACCAATTGGTGAGATTATTCCAGAACATTATGAAGTCAGAATAGAAAATGATACAGTTGCTTTTATTTATAAACCAACCGCATGCCATAGTTATAATATTATTAAAATTCATGGACAGAATGTTAAAATAGCTACCATAGACACTATGTTGAGCTTTTATTTATCATTTTTGTATACAAACCGTGATTATTATAATGAATTTTCAGAGAGAATTTTATGTATGTCAAAATTTCTTTTTGATGTACAACAAAAAAATAGATTACAA